TCTTCTGCTTCCTTCTGATAATCTTTACCATCATCTGAAACCTCAACGCCTACACTTGTGATAGCTTGCTTTAGGAACTCATGTATAATAGGCTTGACTAGCATAGCTACATCAACTGAGTGGATACCATTCATAGTACCTGCACCTACAATAGTATTTACTATAGGCTTGAGAGATAACCCTGCCTGACACACAGCAGCCAGATCATCTATAACATCTTGGTTAGCCATGCTCTCTATGTAAAACATAGTAACATCTTCTACACTAGACATCTCTGCTGGTTGTTCCCAAGGGTTGTTCTTAGGTTCACCTGTCAAAGACTGTCCCGGAATTGGTTGATCAAATATTGCTAATGTCTTCATTTTGTTTTCCTACTTAGTAAATCCTGCACCGAAGTATAAGCCTACTATAGCAGATACTATGTGCGTGTCTAGTGGTGTTATTACAAAGCCCTGTGCATACTGCCACTTGACTACCTCTGCGCTAGGTCCAAAGATAAAATCTAAGAAGCCTACCTGTATCTCAGTGTAACCTACATACACACCTACTTCTGGGTAGAACACAGCAACCAACTTCGGCAACACTATTATAGCAAAGACTGCAGATAATGCAATAAGTCTTCTTGTCCATGCAAAATGTTTATCGTTCTTTCCAGCGTTACGTGCTTCTGCTGCAAACCCTGCGTTAGCGTTGGCACGTTCCATGAGCATCTTGTTCTGCTCTTGTTTCATCTTCATGCTCTGCCCCCATATGGACATCACTCCACCTAGTACGGTAGAGCCAAGCATTGTTATTAGTTCTAGTGGTAGTCCAAACATTATGTATCAGCTTCCTTTTTTAGTTTGTCAGATAGCCCCTTCATCCTACGTTTAACTCCACGCAATTTTGTTGTTCTATACTCGTTGTTATCTAAAAATTCTTTAGATGCTTCCTCAAATTTACCTTCATTTATTAGTGCTATAGTTTTAGGACTTCCTGATATACCTCCTCTGAACCAACTTTGAACTATTTCTATTTGTAGTTCACTACTTAAATCATCAAAGTTTTTTATCTTCTTTTTTACTGCAGGTAATCTTTTTTCTATGTCTTTTTTTAGGAGTTTATCAGCTTCTTCTTTGGTAATCGTTTGACCTTTTTTTACATCTGATCCATAGTGTCCATGTCCTATAGTGTAAAATTCTTCACCAAACTTTTTCTCCGCTACGTAATCAAAACCCTCTTCTTTTTTTAGCCTATCAACCAAAGCCTGATCAAACTCTTCTTTAGTCATAATACCTTGTCTAAAACTATTATAGAACTCTGAATCAGGGTCTGTTGTAATTTCACCCTCCATCTGATCTGTATAAGCTCTTAGTAACTTTCTTAACTCTTCCATTGTACCACCAGCAGTCTTGATACCTTTATTATCTTTTTTACTTCCTAGCCCTCTACGTAAAGCAGCCTGTGTATCTGTAAGTTTAGCTGATCCAACTGGTACTTTTAGATTAGCACCTGCATCTATAACATCTGCATCTTCTATGTTGTTAAGTTCTTTTAATTCCTCAACAGTAGTTCCTGCTTCTCTGGCTATCTCAGATAAAGTATCACCGTCCTGTATAGTATAGTTTACTTCTGTAGGAAGCATTGCTTGTGACAATCCTCTAGTCAGAGGGTCCATGTTAGCTGGTGTGTCTGGTGATGTAGGTAGCTCTGGCATATCTGTTCCACGTGTAAAGCCACGTCTTACACCAAACATATTTAGAGCAGGGTTGTTATCACCAGATGGTAACGTAGGAGATGGGTAGCTTGGTGATACTTCCCCAAGTATAGGCATACCTAAACGATACTGCTTCTTACCAGCATCCCCACCAAATGGTCCTATACGTACAGTAGGATCATACCCACTAAACAGTGGCCCTTGATAAACTCTCTTGCCATCCACTATTAAAGCTTCTGGTTCTTTAGCTCCAAATGACTTGAATAGATCTACAGTCTTTTCATATACTTTAGCTACAGTAGATTTGTTTTCATACTCATCCCTGTTTGGATTGTTATCCTGCCCACCACCAAATGTATTAGAAGAGTAGTCAGGACGTTTAGCACCTATACCACTAGTGTTTCTACCACCACCTCCAGCTTTCATAGTATCAGCAAATTGCTTTCCAGGATTAGGCTTAGTTTTGGTAGTCTCACGAGAGCTACCATACTGGTCATACATTTGTTTTTGTGTAAACTTTGGATCGTACATTGTTAGTCCTTTACTTCGGAAATGGTAGATACTTACCGATAATATAAGAGGCTGCACCTGTCATAAGCTCACCAACAAAATTACCAGCAGAAGTCTCAAGTAATGATTGTGATTCGCCATTTGCATCTATCTCTGCCTCTAATATTTTTGTTATTCTATCTCTCTCGCTTTCGCCAGACTGCCATGCCCATGCTAACAGATCACGCTCACGTTGTATAGCATTATTATACATTGTAGATGTGAGATTATTAGCTACTAGTGCTGCGTCACGGTTAGCTTGGTTAGCTGCTGCGTTGGCTGCTGTAGTAATAGCTTGCGCCCATGCTGCATTAGCTTGTGCAACTACAAGATGGTTCTGTGCGTTGAACTGGTCACGTGCATTAGTTTGTGCAGTGTTGAACTGGGCTATTGCATTAGTCTCACCTGCATTAAAACGATTGATAGCGTTGATCTGCTCTGCGTTAAACCTCTGTACCTGTGAACCTAGTCCTGCAAAAAACTGATCTGTCTGGTTCTGGGATGAAGCATTGAACTGTCTTGAAGCATTTATTGCAGCACCATCACTGAGTATAGCTTGAGCAGTTTCCTGCGCTTTAAGAACCTGCATCTGCTGCTCATTACTTAGGTTAGTCAAGTCCATCTGTAAGAATGACTTAGCATTCTGTACGTTAGCCTGTTGCCTGTTGTTCAGGTTAGATAAGTCTATCTGTGACAGTGTAGCTGCATCAGCTAAAACTTTACCCTGCCTAGCATCTAGGTTAGCTAAGTCTACAGTCTGTGCCATCCTAGCATTCTCTAATGCTATCTGTTGTTCTGCTGTAAAGTTTATGTTAGCTATCTCTGATATACGTGCTGCATTCCTTACCTTGGCTTGGAACTCTTGGTCAAACTCCATGCCTAAGAAGCTGGCACGTTGTTCAGCATTCAGTAAAGCTACTTCTTGTTTGTTGGATGCATCTATCTGTGCAATAGGTAATGCTGCTTCCATACCTGCCTGTACAATAGCCATACCTGCCATACTAGAAGCTGACAACCCACGTGCAGCCATTGCTGCTGATGCATTACGCATAGCTCCTGCAGCCCATGAGGGTGTGTTACCACCAGCAAAGTCCTGCATCAAAGTGTCTAGCTCTGTCTTTACAGATGCAGCTTGGTTCTTTGCTATAGTAGCATCTACCTGTGCCTGATCTACAGTAGAGCCAGAGACTAGCTGATCCTGTGATACCTGTAAAGGATTAGGAGCTTGTACTGTTTGTGGCGCTCCTATCTGTGCAGCCTGTAGCTGTAATGCTGCTGCTGTAAAAGGGTCCATTTGTGCAGGATCTACAATAGAGTCAGGACCAACCTGCCCTTGTGCTGCTAAGTAATTCTGTAAGGCTGTCTGTAATGCTTGTTGTGATTGATAAGCTTGATACTGAGCTGGTGACATAGCAGCAATTTCTTCTGCTGTTGCCGCCGTGGGTGCTGTTGCTACACCTGCTTGTGCTGCTGCACCTGCTTGACCTGTACCACCTGCTATAAGTGCGTTTGGTCCACCATCTGCTGCTACAACGTTTGCTTTGGTTACACTTGCAGTTGGGTCAGTGCCTATCTGTTTTGATAGTAGTGAACCGCTTGGCATTTGTGTACCAGTTGGTCCTGTATATTGACCGCCTAGTGTAACTGAACCATCTGCATTTGTAGTACTACCTTGAGCAGGGGGAATAACAGGTGCTGTTGCAGTAAAGTTAGTAACACCTGCATTTACTGCTGCTGCAGGACTACCATACATAGTTCCATCTGGTCCATATACAACAACTTTTGGATTTGCTGTAGAATAATTTGATCTGCTTGATCGTGATCCACTTGTTACAGGTACTGAGTTTGCTTGAGCCGTGCCACGATACTTATCATCACTATCTCCAAGCATACCAGAGTCTCTTTGGGCTTGGTTATATCTTGCTACAGTTTTTTGTGAGCCGGGTAGAGCAGCATATTCTTTTAGTGCAGCAAAACCTGTTGCTGCATTGATACGCTTGCCCTCAACCATCTGTCTAGCTGCCATAGTGTACTTACCCATCTTGGCTGCTGCTGCAGGACTAGCTGCTAGGAAAGCATTTATAGACTTTTGATCACTAGGTCCACTATAGCCCAACGCTGGGAGTATCTTGTTTGTCATTGTCTCAGGCTTGAAACCCATAAACTTTTTAGCCATATTATTATTTCCCTATTTGCATCCAAAGTGATGCGGCAATGAATGTTATTACTGCTACTGTTGACATCTTAACCATAGTTGACCACACACCTTTACGTGTATCACGCCATGCTTCTAGTAAGTTACGCATCTCTGTTATGTCTTTACGAGCATCATCATCGTGTAGTCCTACTTCACGCAATGCCATCTTAGCCCCACGCTTTGCTGCACGATCTAGCATAGCTTCTAATTCTTCTGGTGTGATGTTAGACATAACCAGACCT